GGAGCCTGTACGGGATCGACTACGACGGTCTGCGGCAGGCTGTCAACCAGGGCGACATAGACACGTTTCGTCCGCCAAGCAAACGAGGAACGCCTTCCCGCCGTCACATCAGACGCGAGGAGATGGACCGATACGTCAAATCGTTGGAGGAGTAAGCATGAACGACATTCGCAAGGAGCTGTGATGACACTCAGGAGAATCGACGCGGAAACGCTGCTGACGCCACCCGAACCGCCGAAGGCGAGCATCGTCATGCTTGGCATGAGCGGATACGCGGTTCGCATCAGTCCGAAAGGCGGGGCCCAACTCGTGGAACTCCTGCCCGACGGCGCCTGCACGCTCGCATCCATCACCGCGGGCGAGCTTGAGACATTCGACTACCAACTCCACAACGAAACGGGAGGCACCAGATGACCGACAACGATTTCCGTATCGAGGACCGGAAGGAACGCGAGGCGAAACGGCCGAACTATCCGCTGCGCAGGGTCAAGTTCCTGCTCGCGGTCGTCGGCCTCGTCGCCAGCGTGACGCTCATGCTCACCTGGCATGGCGGTAGCCTTGTGGGCGCGCTTGTGGTCGAGGGCGTGTATCTCGCTACCGCGTTGTGGCTGGTGGTGCGGTTCGCGTCCAGGGACGACGGCATGGAGGAGGACAGTGATGCCTAGCGGCGCGACCAGCCTCCAACTGCACGCGAAGTACGCTCCGGTCAACCGTGGCAGCATCCGCTACGGCGCATCCCGAAGCCACGGCCACCACGCTTCGCCGAAGACATGGAGCCAGGAGACCGGCATCGACCTCGACCGGCTCCTCCACGACGAACGCGAGTACATCACGCGGATGAGACGCCGCACCCGGCGTGACATCCGCGTGAAGCCACGCATCCAACGCGTGTACGAGACGATCATCGCACTGCAGATGGAAGGGGTGACGCCCAGCAGCCACAAGGTGGCCTTACGGCTCAACATCCCCCGGAGCACCGTGATGGGCGACGTGCACAGGCTCGCCGGCATGGGATTGCTCGTCAACGCGCGGACCCGACGCGGAGGCTTCCTCACCACCGGCAGAACACCCGATTGGAGTGACCTGGATTGAGTCTCGAAACATTAAGCCTGCCGGAATGGCCAATGGTGTGCGAGCTCACCGTGCCTGGCGACCCGCAGTCGAAAGGTCGTCCACGCGTCTACCAGGGACACGGCATCACCCCGACGCGGACGCGGGAAGCCGAGAACCGCGTGTACTCGGAATGGCGCAACCAGTATCCCCGCCTGCCACCCTACGAAGGGCCAGTCTGCCTGACGCTCACATTCTGGACGGCCACACGGCGCGGACGCGATTGGGACAATCTGGCGAAACTGTTCACCGACGCGTTGAACGGCGTCGCCTACACGGACGACCGGCAGATCATCGAAGCCAGCGTGCACGTGCACCGTCCCGACCAGTACGTGCTTGGCGCGCACGGCAGGCCACGCAAACGGAAAAGCGGCGATCCGCTCACATGGCACGGCCAGCCATACACGCCACACACACAGGCAAGCATCTATTTCAAACAGGAATACATACCCAGATAGGAGAAAACACCATGAAAAACACCAGTGAATACGTTGTGCAGACCCTCATCGACGACGAGGACATGAGCGCCGACCTCGCGAGCCTCTACCCGGCGGCCAGCAAAATCGGCGACGCAGCCGCGGCATTCATCGACAAAGCGGACCAGACCATCGAAAAGAAGGGTCTGATGGGCGCGCCTGCCGGAACTGTCGCGAAATGCATCGACATTTGCCAGAACGTCGTCAAGGAAGGCGCGGCCATCAGCCGGCTCCTACGCAATCCAAGGACCTGCGACACCGTGATCATCAGCCGACGGTGCGAGGAAACGAATCCCGCCACCGAAGACGACGGCATGACGCAATCGACAGTGGAGGACGTGGAATGAGCAAGCAGAGGGGACACATGCCGTACTGCCGCACGTGCGGACCATTGGGGCCGGCCATGCGAACCACGCCCGCGTTCGACGTCGTGGAAACGCACCGACGCTCCTACCCGCACCACCAGACCAGCGTCATCCCCACCAAAACCAGCATCATCGTGAAAGGAACAAGCAAATGAGCGCGCAGAATCTCGAAACATTGGCCAAACGGTACGTGGAACTGAAAAGCCGCATCGCCGACCTGCAGGAAGAAGCCGACGGATTGAAAGCCGAACTCATGGAGAACCGCGAGCCCGGCGAATACGCTGCCGGACCGTTGACCGTGAAAATCCGGAAAGGCAAACGCAATCTCGATGCTGGAGCATTCGAACGGCGTTTTCCTGTGCAACAGTACGCCGACTGCTACCAGATCAAACCAAAAGCATTATCCACGATCATCAAACAGGTCGGCGAAAACGCCTTGCAGGATTGCGTGAAAGTCGGCGCGGCAAGCCTGGTGGTCGAATGATGGGCGACAAGATCATCAGACAACACTTCAACCACGCATTGAACAACGCGCTGGACGCCTACGACAAGTCCTTAAGCGAGAACGTGTATCTCCTCGACGCGGACGACCTCGACGCTTTTGCCGACATCCTGTACCGCTACCTATTCGACGTGAAATGCGAGGCATGAAAATGGCCAGCGAACTCGACCTCGAGGCCGTCATGGCCGCAAACCAGACCATACCGGAAACGACGCCGGCACCCACGGTGGAGTCGACGGAGTGGACGGAAATCCGCGGCATCATCGAAGACCACATCACCAACCAGCCAAGAAGCCTGCAAAAGGAAATCGGACCATCGGAACTCGGCACCGACTGCCTACACTGCCTCGCCGCCAGACTCGCCGGATGGGAGAAACGCCAGTCGGCCGCATGGCTACCATTCATCGGCACGTGCGTCCACGAACGATTCGAACACCTGTTCAACAGTCGCAAGGACGAATTCACCGTCCCGGACGACGATGGGGGAGAACCATGTGCCGTGAAACGCTTCGAGGCCGAAAGACACGTCGACGTGGGCGAAATCCACGGACTCCACGGCCATCAGCGCATCCACGGCAGCATCGACCTGTACGACGCGGAAAACAACACGACCATCGACTGGAAAATCACCGGCCCCACCACAATCCGCAACGTCAAAGCCAACGGGCCATCGCAGCAATACCGCATACAGGCAAGCCTGTACGGCATCGGATTGGAAAACGACGGCGAACCCTGCAAAAGGAACGCCATCTACTTCCTGCCCAAGAACAGCGTCAGCCTGGCCGACGCACTGCCGATCGAATTCGACTTCGACCCGAAACCCGGACGGTGGGCGCTCAGCCGCGCGCAACTCATCGCCAACCTCCTCGACCTCATCGAACAAGAGGACGGAACCGAAATGCGCGACGCGTGGATACACGCTCTGCCGACCAGTCCGACCCACTGCTTCCAATGCGGCACATGGCCGGACGACCAGCTCGGACAACTATCCGAACTCAACGAAAACCAATATCCGGCATTGCCGGACAAATGGCGGCAGGCCATCGGCCTGCTCGAATCCACCTACAGGAAAACAGAAAGGTAAAAAACACAATGTTCGGAACGCAAAACTATGGTGGCGGATTCACCCAGCAAGGCGGAGCCAGCTACCATCCACAGTCAAACCAGCAGCAGCCCGCCGAAACGTTAAGCCTCGACGACGTCATGCAAGGCGGCGCGCCCAGCGCGTTCAGCAAGGACGATCCGATCGGCACCAGCGTGGAAGGCGAGATCGTCGAAATCCGCGCGGAACAGCAGACCGACTTCACCACCGGCGAACCACTGTATTATCCGAACGGCAAGCCGAAGCCGCAGGTCGTCATCCACCTGCAGACCACGATGACGGATCCCAACCGGATCGGCGACAGCGGCATCCGAGGCGTGTACGTAAAAGGCTACAACATCGGCCAATTGCGTCTCGCATGCCGTCAGGCCGGAATCGGCGACCATCCGAACATCGGAGACCACTTGAAAGCCACTTTCGCCCGCACCCAGCCCGCGAAGACCCGCGGCTACAACGACGCGAAAATCTACGACTACGTCGTCACACCGAAAAAGACGGCCGACTTGAACACCGCGATGAACGACCCGCAGGCCACAGCCCCGCAACAGTATGCGCCGCAGCCGCAGTACGGCCAGCCAGTCACCATCGGCCAGCCCGCAGGCCTGACCATGCAGGAACGACGGCAGGCCGCCCAACTGCAGGCCGCAGGAAAAAACGTGCAGGAGATAGCCGGACTGCTCGGCAAAACGGTCGACCAGGTCGTCAACGCGCTCGGCGCGGGCAGCGGACAAGAGCCTGAATTCTAAAAAATAGGAAAACGTC